CATCATTATCAAATTGGATTGTTTGAGGCATATTCAAATATACAGTACCAAGTATGTGTTTACTTTCCTTTTTTAATTCTAAATTTTTCTGGGCAATTTTTTTCGAACCGTCCACAGTGGCAGACATAGCTCTTTGCAAATTATTAAAATCAGGTTCTTGGCCGTTATGGTCATCTTTCCAATTCTTCAAGTGTTCTCCCAATTCCAGCTCTTTTTCTTCTGGTGTTATATCAGGATCATTATTAATTTCTTTGCGGAGTTCGGTATAATCATCAATCTCGTTTGCATAATTCTCATAATTTGAACCAAATCTGTCACTAAATGCTGAACCAACTATTTTAGCTGCTTCGTTTAAACCAACACCTATACGTTTTTGAAACGTAAAACTAATACACTCTGGATAAAACTTATTAGTAGCGTCTAATGGATACACCAAATGAGGTTTTCCAACACTCTCAATAAACTGTTTCGGCTCATAAGCTTTTTCTTCTGCCATAGTACTTATCCCTTAAATGGTTTTTGCTATTTTAGTTGTTTCAAACCAAATCTTCTTAGATGATGTTCTACCACCCCGTTCAGTTTTAAATCTTTCTGTTGGCACCATGATAGCTAACTCCCAATCCAATGGATGAACTTGAATAATCTTAGACCTAATCTGATCTGGTCTATATTGTCTATATGATGCCTTTGCCCACCTAAAGGCTTTATTTCCTTGTATTATATTTCTAAATTTTCTAGCCAACAGTTTTGTTTTATTATTATATTTAGTATTATTCAAAAACTGAAATGTTCTACCAAGTATAATAGCTCTCTGTTTTGGTGTCATATAATGAAAATTGATACCAGAAAAATTATTCTGATCTTCATACAACATAAACACTAATGGAAATTCATCATATGAACTATCTGGTTCATTTGGTGAATAGCGAAAAAAATACATACGACCCAATAACATATTACTAATCTTCACACCACCACTTCTCAACATATTCAATGAACGATAGTTTTGTCCATATGTTAAAGCATAATCTTGATAGAACTCTCGAGCAGCTTCACTTCTTTGAATAAGACCTTGTTGTTTTGCCTGTTTGTGTGCTTTCTGAAAAAACGATTCTTCTTGTAAAAAATCTATATGCTGTTGTAAAACTTTACTCACACGAATTTCAGTTCCTGCACCACCTCTTGCTCCAACAACAGTTCGTGTTGTAGCAACTGGATCACGTTTAACAGACAACTTAATTACTCTGCCACCTTTCACAACAAGTCGTGGAAAACCAAGTGGTGCAAGTATACGCGTATACATCGTAACTTCTGCCACACTAAACTTTTTAACAACGGACAAGAATTCAGGCGATTTTCCTAATGCACTCAATGATTTAAATTTTCGACCCAATAAGAGCGAGCCAATCACTTTAAACATACTTCGTAAGCCAGGAAACTTTGCGATCATAGCCAAAGCTTTTAATATGCGTTTATCCTTTAATAGATTTTCTTTTGTCTCTGGCATTCTTATTGTATTTATAAGGGTTCTTTGGAATATCTAACTCTTTTTCTGTTAAAATAATGAACTCCATACCACGCTTTTCGGCCCATTTACGAGCAGCCTTAAATTTACTCTGATTTATTATAAATCGTTTCAGATCATTCTTATACTTGATAGAGATTCTCTTTCGTTTCTTTGGTGGCCGACATTGACTAGCAGGTTTCACTTCAATAATATACTTCTTAATCTCTCCCTCTGGATTCTGTATTTTCACATAGAAATCTACAAAATATCGCCTAGTTTTCTTCTCAATTTGATTATAATATGGTATAATGACATTCTCCGAAGCCCACTCAATTACAGATGGGTGTCTGTCAAGATACTTCATATACTTGAGCTCCCAAGATGATCTGTACACAACTTCCTGCAAATCTGCTACATATTTTGCCTTATTGTGTACTTTATATTTGCCAACGTGCTTCTGAAAATTCATATTAGATGTATAAATATATAGAGTCACAAGTATTTATAACGGAGAATAAAATGGCGGTAAGCATAGATAGCATCAAAGCAAATATAAATAAAGGATACGCAAGACCTAACTTATTTACTGTAGACCTTGGAAATGTTAAAGCTAGTAAAGCGTTAGAATATCGTCTTAATTGTTTTCAAGCACAACTTCCAGGCAACACTATTGCTACAACAGATAAGGATGATGGTTTTCGTTCTGTTGCATATAAAAAGGTATTCGCTGATGTTATACTTGGGTTTTACTGTAGTGGAGATTTGAAAGAATTAAAATTTTTTCAGGATTGGATAGACATTATAGTTGATAAGAATACAAACCAATTTAATGTTCCTAAAGAATACATTGCTCCAATAACAATTACACATTACAATCGTCAATGGGCAAAAGTTGCTGAATGGAAACTATCTGATGCTTATCCAAAACAAGTTGATGCAATTCAACTAGACTATGGAACAAATAATACAGTTATGACTTGTAATGTTACTATGACATACAGACATTATGACGTTACATATCTTAATGGTGAGATACCAGATATGGTTGATAAACAATCTGACCATCAAGGAAAACTGACAATGACAAGAGAAGAAAGTGCAAGAAAGGCTGCCGCTTATGATACTGTTATGGCTCAACATCAACTATTAGCTGGAGTGAAAAACGCCGCGAGAGAATTACAAGAAAAAACCACAGGCGGTGCATTGAATACGGTAAATAAGCAAGAATAAAAAGAATATTAAACACTATTAACATCATTTTATATAGGAGTGAATGAAATGGGATTACCAACAATTGCAGTACCAGAATATACATTAACAATACCATCAACAAAGAAAGAAATTAAGTACAGACCCTTTCTGGTAAAAGAAGAAAAAATACTTTTACTAGCTATGGAAACTGAAGATCAAAAACAAATCATCAATGCAACAAAAACCATTATTAAGAATTGTGTCTTTGGTGATATAGATGTTGATACATTAGCTACATTTGATATAGAATATATATTTCTTCAACTAAGAGGCAAAGCTAAAGGAGAGGACATTGAATTAAAATACAAATGTCCAAAATGTGAGAATGACATAGCAGTTACTGTTAATACTGATGAAGTACAAGTACTTTTTAAAGATGACCATACTGATAATATCAAATTAACAGAACACTTGGGAGTGATAATGAAATATCCCAATATTGACAGTCAGTTGAAAATAGCAGAACACGAAGGAAAAGATAAACCAGAAATTGAAGCATTGTTTGATACTATAGTAGATAGTATTGATTGTATTTATGATAACGATACAACCTATGCTTCTAAAGACCATACAAAAAAAGAAATGACAGATTTCCTTGAGTCTTTAACTGATGAACAGTTTCAAAAGATATCAAAATTCTTTGAAACAATGCCTGCAATTCGTCATCAAGTAAAATTAGTCTGTACAGGAAAGACTAAAGGTAAAAATAAGAAGTCTTGTGATTATACAGAAGAAATCACATTGGAGGGACTTAACTCTTTTTTCGCATAGCCCTTTCTCATGATTCATTAGAGAACATGATAATGACAAACTTTAATATGATGCAACATCATAACTATTCTTTAACTGAATTAGATAATATGATTCCATGGGAAAGGGGAGTTTATGTGGATTTACTTATTAAACATATAGCAGAAGAAAATGAACGAATACAACAAGAGAATAATAAACGAGGATAACAAAGGAAGAAGAAATGGCTACTGATACTCTACTTGGCATACAAGCTGGACTAAGTGATAAAGGATCACTTTACAAAGTCCTCACAAACATCGCTGGTATACTTGATCGCTCTGCAATAGCTCGTCATAGTGATAGTCCCCTTGAAACATCTCTTGCAAAATTACAAGACTCAACTGTTTCATTCAATGAGAAAACTATGCGTTGGCATGATGACCAAACTAACTTGATGGTCAAAGGCACTGATCCTCGTGTTGCTGAAGCAATGAAAATCCCAGAAGAACCTCGAACAGTAGAAGCAGAAATTCATTGGAGTGGAACTATAGCTGGTTTTTTAAGTGATATAAAAGATGATACTGCAACACTAATTAAATTACAGAAAAGCACTAGAAAACTTCTTGGTCGAGCTTTCTTTGGTAAGAAAAAGGGAGGAGGAAAAGAAACTGGAGCTACAGAGAGTGTTGAAGAAGGTATGGAAGGTAATATTGCCGACAAAAATGCTACGAAAAATGAAACGAAACAAACTGGATTCTTAAAAGGTATCTCTGACCACTTTAAGAAACGAAAAGAAGAAAGTGGTATATGGAAATGGTTTAAAGATAATTGGGGTAAGCTTGCTTTAGGTCTGTTTGTTGCTCTTGCTCCAATGAAATGGTTTCCAAAGATATGGGAGTTTCTAAAAGATACAGTATGGCCAGTACTAAAAGACGTATTCACATGGGGTTCAGAAAATCCGTGGAAGGCTTTGGGAGCTATGTTAATAACATGGTTTGCAGGTCCAG